CGAATACTAGACTGTGCCGGTAACGCCGTCCCATCGGGAGTTAAGGCATGGCTACCTATAAGCATCTGCGCAGCAGCACCGCAAACAAGCGTCCGACCACTTCTATCGCAGATGGTCAGCTTGCGATCAACACCAATACCGCAAGCCCCGGCCTGTTCTTTAAGGATTCCGCTGGTACCGGCATTGTTAAGGTCGGCCCGGTTCATGTTGGCACGACTGCACCAAACAGCTCACCTGCGGGCAGCAGCGGCAACTATGTAGGCGAGCAGTGGCTGGATACAAGCTTGAGTCCTGCCCAAATGAAAGTTTGGAATGGCAGCGCATGGATTGGTGTTGTTGCTGATGAGTTGCCGGTCAGCAAGCTGCAAGATGGCGCCCCGCGCCAGCTGGTTCAAACCGATGCAGCCGGCACTGGCGTTGAGTGGACGAGCAACATTGATGTGCCTGGCACGCTGGATGTAACTGGTGCCACCACGCTCGATTCAACGCTGACCGTACCGCTGGGCAGTGCTGCAGCACCGACGCTGCGGTTCAGCGGGGACGCAAATTCTGGACTATATTCCCCCGGCGCAGATCAAGTAGCCATCTCGACTAATGGCACTGGGCGGTTGTTTGTTGACGCGAGTGGGAATGTCGGTATTGGTACAAGCGATACAGCCAACGCTTTTGTAACCCTGACAAAACAAGATGCTTCATTGCGGTTGAATCCCGTAACAGGAGCTGCGTCTATCACGGCTGTGCAGACTGGCGTAGCCTTCCGTGACTTGACTATTGGGTCTAACGAAACTATTTTTCAGACTTCTTCGCTTGAGCGGATGCGCCTGGACTCCAGTGGCCGCTTAGGGATTGGCACTACTGATGTCAGCTCTCTATTTAGTAGTAACAGGAATGTCAAGCTTTCAAACACATCTGGCAAAGTTTCGTATGAGGCAATTGTACTCGATGGTACAAACAACCACCGTGTTGGTTTATTCGTCGATAATGGCACTGGTGATCTTGGTTTAGACACTGGATCCTCAAGCGGCATATATAATGGTTTATCTTTCTATATAGAAGGATTAAAAAAAGCAACCATTGACCGCGCCGGCAGGCTGTTAGTTGGCACGGCATCGCAAGCTGGCGGTTCTCTACTTCAAGTCAACGACAATCGTATTAGAATTGCAACGGCAAAAACACCATCGTCAGCATCTGACACTGGTACCGCCGGTGAAATCTGCTGGGATGCCGACTACATCTACGTTTGCACCGCAACAAACACCTGGAAGCGCACAGCAATCAGCACATGGCCTTGACTTGCCCCGCGCTTCGTCAATGCAACATCTGCAAAGAGCACAAACCGCAGACTGACTTTTACAAAGTCAAGCGGGCAAAGAAGGACATCCTTGGTGTGCCTCGCATCTCCCGCTGTCGTCAGTGCGAAATGCAGAAGTACATGGAACTAGATCCACGGCAGAAAATGGTCTACGCGGCTCGCAACCGTGCCCGCATTGCCGGTCTGGAATGCACCATCACGAAGGACGACATTGAGATTCCCGAAGCCTGTCCGGTGTTGGGCATCCCACTGTTCGCTCGTGTTGGTGCTGGAAGGTCAAACCGAGATCAAGTGGAAAACTCCCCGAGCCTGGATCGGATCGACAACAGCAAGGGGTATGTGCCTGGCAACATCGCCGTGATTTCCATGCGAGCCAACATGATTAAAAACAACGCGACGCTCGATGAACTGAAAGCGATTGTTGCCTACATTGAATCGAGCCAAGCCCAGTAACCCTACTCACTAGGGTGGGCAGCCGACCCTTCCCAACTGGCTGCAATCCGATTACTCTGGAACCACTGCCCCTATTTTCATGGCTGATACCACCTTCACTTGGGCAATCGCCAATCTCGAAAGAGAAACCGCTGACGGTTTCGTTTTCACGGCGCACTATACGGTTGCGGCGAATGACGATGCGTATTCCAGTTCGGCGTACGGATCTATTGGCTTCCAGCGCCCCGACAACCTGATCCCTTTTGCTGACCTTACCGAGGAGACGGTGATTGGCTGGGTCAAGGAAGCTCTTGGCGGCGACGAAAAGGTTGCTGAAATCGAAGCAGCTCTGCAGGGTCAAATCGATGAGCAGCGTTCGCCATCAAAAGCAGCTGGCGTACCGTGGGCATCCTGATCACCGCCTTGGCACTGCTGCTGGCTTGTCTCATCCTTGCTGGCATGATCTGGCAGTGGTGCCATACTTCTGACTGGCAGGACCGTTACTGGTAATGGCTGTAAAAGCTAAAACCGGCACTGGGCGGCTGGATCACCAAGCTGGACCGCCCAAAACAACCAAGCAAGGTTATGGGCAGCGCAGCCGGCCACGTCGCCGCGGTCGCAAACCTTTGCGCGGGCAAGGTCGGTAGACTGGATCTGTAGCTGTTGCAGCCATGATCGAAGTCATCGCCGCAGTAGCTGGTGCATCGATTACCGTCGCAGCGATGGGCGCAACAGGTGCCAGCCGACGGAATGATCAGGCACGTGATGCGGTGATCAGGCTTACATCAGCTGTGGAGCACATAGCAACCCAGCTAGAGGTGCTTCATAAAGACATCAAAGAAGATCGGCGCGAGACTTTCGGCCGCCTATCGACGGTTGAGCAACGTGTCTCTAAGTTGGAAGCACGCCCACCACAGTGCTAACCATGGATCCTTCTACGCTTGCAATCATCGCCATCCTTGTGGCCGCTGGCTCTGAGATCATCACCTTGCTGCCCATCAGGGAGAACAGCTGGGTTCAGCTGGTGATCAAGGCTCTTAAAGTTGTCTTCCCAAAGCGCTGAACGCTGACACCGTATGGCTAGCGCGGTTTGGCGATAAGGATTGGCGGCATCACCTGAATCGAGCCGCGCAAGATTTCAAATTTAAAGCCACGCTTAAACCGCGACTAGATCGCGCTGAAGCTGATTGGCACGCAATACAGCCGCCAAACATTCCGCCGCCGATCATCAGCAGCGATGAGCTGCGCATTACTGCACCATGGCTGACCGATGACAAACACGGCACCGATCAAACTTGAACAGCTGTTCAAGTATTACAAAGCATTACCCCATCAGGCGGCAGCCATTCAGCAGCTAGAGCAAGATTTAGCGCAGCATGGTTATGACGTAGCCATGCGCCGTGATCGTGCATGGTTCGCTACCTGGAGCCAAGACGGCAAGCAGACGGATCTGGCCGCGGCTATCAAGATTATTAAAGAATTTGAAGGCGTACACCTATCGGCCTATCCCGATCCGTTGAGCGGTGGCGACCCATGGACGATCGGCTATGGCACCACGCGCTATAGCGGCGGTGTGCCGGTCAAACGCGGCGATCGAATCACGATGATCGAGGCCGACATGCTGTTGCGCCTTGAAATCGATCGCATACACGACAAGCTGCGCAGCACCGTGCCGCATTGGAAGGTGATGGATGACAACCAACGATCAGCGCTGATCAGCTTCGCCTACAACCTTGGTGCGGGTTTTTATGGCACCGCTGGGTTCGAAACAATCAGCAGATGCCTGCGAGAACGCAACTGGGAAGATGTTCCTGCAGCACTTCAGCTGTATCGCAATCCCGGCACCACCGTTGAGGCCGGCCTATTGCGGCGTAGAAGGGCAGAGGGGCAGCTATGGGGCAATCACCAGCCACAACAGCAGCAGGAGCCGGCCAAGCTGCGCCCTAGCAGTTCCTTCAGCTCACGGATTACGCCCCACATCCGGCTTGGTGAATTTGCGCTGGATCAAGAGGCCAGACGGTTCGATAATCAGGGCCAGGTGGACATCGCTGCGGAGCTGGCAGCCTTTATGGAGCGTGTGCGTGTGCAGTTCGGCGGCAAGCCTGTGGTGATCACCAGCGGCTACCGGCCGCCTGCGGTAAATGCTGCCGTAGGTGGCGCCAGCAACAGCGAGCATCTTTATAGGCCCGGCTGCGGTGCTGTGGATTTCTACATTGCAGGAGCAGACATCAACGCAGTGCAGCGCTGGTGCGATCAGAAATGGCCCTACTCCCTGGGCTACGGCGCACCTAAAGGTTTCGTGCACCTAGGCATCCGCGGCAGCAGAGCTAAGGTCCGCTGGGACTATTAAAACCTGATGCTCCTTCCTGATCACGAGATTCGCCGGCTGTGCCAACAGCACGCGATGGTCACACCGTTCAACCCTGATCTGCTGAACCCGGCCAGTATCGACGTGACCATTGGCGGTCGAATCATGGTGGAGATGCCAGAGGCGCCAGAGCTGCAGATGGTCAGCATTGAAGGGCACACAGCAGCTGATCCGTTCATGGTGCGGCCTGAGATGTTCCTGCTGGCTGAAACCCGCGAGATCTTCAACCTGCCCGATCACGTCGGTGCACAGTTTGTGCTGAAGTCCAGCCGCGCCCGTGAAGGCTGGGATCATGCCGAAGCTGGCTGGTGCGATCCCGGTTGGTATGGCAGCAGGCTCACGATGGAGCTACGCAATCAGCGCCGTTGGCATGATCTGGCGCTATGGCCTGGGATGAAGATCGGGCAGATGAAGTTTCTGCTGGTGAGCGGCTCGGTGGAGCGCAGCTATGCGGAAACTGGCCGCTACAACGCAGATCTAGGCGTTACGGGCTCCAAGGGGTAGCAAGCGGCGCCATGCGCAGCCGGTGGATGATGCCAGGTGCCTCTGCTGGATCATCCATCGGGATCATGGTGTAGTCGTCGCAGCCGTGCGATTCAGCGAAGTGGCTGGCGGCCTGATGTGTCGGGAATGGCCCGATATGCCACGGGCCGATACGAAGGATGTAGGTCATGGGTGTGGAAGGTAGGGCCGCCGGAGCGGCCCGGTGAAGGTCAGCGACCAAGGCACCGACTGGCGGGCTGCTCAGAGACCCAACCGCCTTCTTCTCCGGGGTTGGGCAGCGCTGCAGTCGGAAGCTGGCGAACAAACACCATGCCAGCCTGAGGCTCGCGGTGACCCTCGATCACCTGCGCCCACATCACCGCACCAGGGAACCAGTCGGCCATGTGTGGCATGTCCACCCAGACCTTTTGGCCGATGTGGAGAGCCTCGCCGGCTTGATCAAGAATTTGAAGCATGGCGTCCTCCGCCTGAACTGCAAGAACTATACACCATCGGCGGTGCACAGTGCGAGCAGTAAACCTGAAACCGTGCGCCCCGCTACCGTATGGCCAGCGGAGCACCCCATGGCCGGTTATTTTCTTGAGGTGTCCGCAAAGCTCTTCATACGCTCCGACAGCCCAGCAGACGACATCCCCGGCGACATCTACAGCCAGATTGCCGAGCACATCCGATCCGATGAAGACATCATCGATATTGAGGTGAACTGCGTGCCGGTGCCAGAGGATCTCAATGGATCGCCATCGCATTGACGAGACCCGGCTGGTCACCCGGCGATCAGCTCGTGATCAGATCCTGCTGACCTGGGACCACAGGTGCGCGTATTGCGGCTCAGATCTAGGACGCAGCCCAACAATCGATCACGTCATCCCAAAGGCGCATGGCGGCACCACAGTGCCCAGCAATCTGGTCGCCTGCTGCATGGGCTGCAACTGCTCGAAAGGTCACAAGCCCTGGGTGGACTGGTATCGCGCTCAGCCGTTCTGGTCTGCACTCGGTGAGTGGGCTATCGCGCAGTGGCTGCAAACTGAGCTATAAAAGCACCGAGACTTTTCAAATTGTCTCAGCGTCCGTAGCGGCCGGCTGCGGCGAGGCTGACACCGCGTGAGGACCAGCCACCGGCCACCCCATTAACTCAGGCTGCGCGCCAGCAGCTGATCGAGGTAGAGCTCGGCCTGCCATAGATCAGAGCTATAGCGGCAGGTGCCACCAAAGCAGCTGCGGTAGTACACCTCACCACGTACCGGCATCAACGTTTCGATCGAGCCGCCGTCGCGATCATTCCTGCTGATGACTTCCGGGCCGTACATACATCTCACACCTGGCCGCATAACGGCCGCCGCTTCGCTTTGATTCTGGCAACTCCAAGCCGCAGCGCTGCTGGCTCATATCCCAAAGGTGACAATCCCAGCACATCAGCGGACCATCCTCAGGCCGTAGGCGCTGCCGTGCCGCTTGAAAAATCAGCTGCGCTCTCAACAACGCAGTTTGCAGATGCGGCGTGCCTGTATCCATATCAATCTGCAGCTCAGGCTTCGGCCCTAGCACTACCCTCGCGTGCCAGTTTCGATCAGCACGGTCGCACACCAGCAGCAAACGTCCGGCGTGCAGGCTGATCATTCCTCTTCCCCGTAACTGGGCTGGTGATACAGCCGCTCGAACTGCATCGATAACGGCTCTGCTTCCCGGCCGCTGGCAACAAAAGCCGCAACAGGATCAGTATGGTCTGCCGCCATAAAGATTTCAGGCCAAGCGCGATCTTTAATCACAACCAAGCTGGTGCGGGGGCTGCGTATCAGTAAATACACAGCCCACCGCTCAAGCAAATTCAGGCCAGGCAGGTTCAAGCTCATGGTTCAAGTTTGCCAATCAATCGCTCGAGATACCATTGCGCTTTTTGTGCATCCTGTAGCGCGTCACCCTTGCACCACATCCGCAACAGGTACTTCAGCGCCTGGCCTTGCAGGTAAGCAGGCACCATGTGCGGCGCATCCGCCACAACTGCCTCGATCACATCGATTGCCTCGACCTTCCCGCGGCGGTAATGGTCTGGGTTGATTGGATCAGTCACTGAACCCAGCCCCATTGCTCACGTTTGCAGATGCGCCACACCTGCTTCGAGCTGATTCCATACCTGACAGCAAGCTGACCGCAAGTAAGGCCCTGCTCGCGTTCACGCCGCATAGTGCGCACATTGTCCACAGTCAGCACATTGGCCGGGTTGTGTTCGCCACGCTTAAAACCACCAGCAGCGGGCCGGGCCAGTGCCCTACGAGCAAACGACAGAAACGGATCATTGGCTGGCAGGTATTCAGCCAGCCGCTCGGTGAGCTCAGTCGCTAGAGCGTGATGGTTCATCGCCACTGGTCTCCCAGCAGCTGCTGCCGGCAAACCTCAATCGCCTGCTGCGCTTGCTTCTGACTCATCACTGACTCTGTGGCATCCATGGCACGCACCACACGGGCCAGCAGCTCTGGGTATGGGGTATCGCGGAAGTTAGCCGCCAGATCAAGGGCAAACTCTTGCCACAGGCCGGTGTAGGTGCAGCAGGTGCGGCCGCTGCGTTCATAAAGCGCTTCGAGCATGTCGGAGCGCTGCTGGTCAAGCTGGTAGGGCTTCATTCTTCAAGCTGTTGACGGATTAAAAGCAGCTCTGCGCAGAGCTGCTGTGTGCGCGGCAAGCCAGCCAGCTGATCGATGCGGATGTCGATCAGATGCTGCAGTCGTTCGCGCTCATCTTGGCGCCCCTGACGATACGCGCCAGAGTCGGCCAGCAGCTGTTCAAGGCGGTGACGGATTTCGCTCACAGCACCTCTACAGCTGAATCAGGCCAGCGGTTCCTCGCGTAACGGATCACCGCTGTTTTGTTTTCTGCTTTGGTGAACCACAGAAATGGCTGCGCTTGTGGCGGCACTACGCGGACGCGGTAATCACGCACGCGAGCCTTGTGGTGTGGGCGGCTGACACCTTCGCCATAGCTGGCGCGATATTCATCTTCAGCACGCCATTGAAAAAGCGCGTTTTGCATTTCAGCCATTTACCGGCTCCTGTTCGACATTGATCCATTCGATCTGCGACCACCATTCGAGCCAAGTATCAGCAGCGATCAGCTTGGCCTCGGTCAGGCTTGAAGCTGTGATCGATTCGAGCACGTTGGCGGCCTTGATCTCAAAGTAGAAACGGCGTTCAGTCATGGAGTGGCTCTGTGTTGTGCATTGCGTCAAGTAATTGCTTTTCGTGCTGCTGGTAGCCCCACTGAGCGGCAAGGGCAGCAAATTTCATTTTGACTTCAAACATTCCAGATTCAGTTAATGCCTCATCGGACCACTGCTGCACCAGCTCTGGCGGTGGAGTAATAGGGTGTTCAGTCACTTGAGCACCACCTGCTGCGTGCCGGAGTGCGTGGCGCTGGTGTGGTTGCCGGCTTCGAGGCCGATCATCGCGAACACGGCCGCGACGATCAGAAAACAGATGGCGTTGTTGATGCGGTTCATGGTGCTGGTGAGATAGGTGTGCCGGGCCAACCGGCAGAGCGGGCTTATTCAGGCCCTGTTGCGCTCGGGTTTTACGGCCTCGTGTGCGCTGTTCGGCCGGCGGTTGAGTTTTGCGAGTGGGCCGCTCCCCTCGTGCAACCACTATACACCACAGGCAGCGCATCGTGGCCATGCACTGTTCACATTCCTTCACGTGGCCAGCGCTCCTTCTCCTCCACTGGCTCCACACGGAGTAGCGTGTGCCCGCTGCTCAGCTCCAGCGGCACCCGCAACACCGGCTTGTTGTTGTGCACGGAGCTCCAGCCAACCGCATAGTCCGGCACAATCAGCTCGACCGTGAACCACTTGTGGCCGCAATCGGCACAAGCCCGGCGCCGGACAACCTGATCCGCCAGCTTGTTATTGGTGCAAGGCACCTGCAGCGCACTGCTACCGCATCTCTGGCATTTCATGGGCAACATTGGAGCACTATGCCCCAGACAGATGGACTTCGGTGAATGGATGATGGTGCAGCTCACACCCGAGCAGCAGTTTCAAATCGAAAAACAGGCCCGCACCTTGCTATCAAGCGAAGACGCAGGCCCGATGGCCGCAGCACTCCTAAAGCAAGTCTGCTACCAACGGCAGCTACTTCAGCAAGCCGTCAACGAGATCGCTCGCCTCGAGTGCGAGCTGATGAAGGGCTAGAACAGATCGGCATCGACCACTTCCGTCACCACCCCGCCAGTGGCCTTAGCCAGGCTTTCAGCTGATCCCTTGGCCTCGATCGCTTGCTGGGTCTTCCAATCCGGTTTGGCCACCACGCTGAGGTATTTGATCCCGCTGTTGGCGGTCTTGGCCCAGCCGCTCAGGCGCACCGGGATTTCGTTCCGATCACCTTGCGGGTCAGCATTCATCAGATACTGCGCCAGCGCATAAGCCTGATCAGCTGGCACATTCAGCACGCCGTCAAATTCGGGATAATTCTTGCCTGCCTGGAACTTGTCGCCCATCCGCTTTTGCCAGTCGGCTTCGGATTGCTTGAACAGTGCGCCGTTAACAGAAAAGCTCATGGTCACTCGTGGGTAATGGTGTTGGCCTTTTCGTATTGCTCCACCTCGGCCAGGGGGTAGAGCACGAAACCGGGCGTTCTGAAGTACGACGGACCCTTGCCCGCCTTACGCCAGCGCATCAGCGTGTCAGGGTGCAACCCCCATCGCTGCGCTAACTGCGTGGCAGTTAAGTAATCAGAAGAGCTCATCTTGATCGGTTGCAGCGACTGGCGTTTGCTCCTGCAGCTTTGCATTCAAATCAGCGACGCTGGTGGCTGGCGCCTCGCTAACGCTGACAGGTTCCACATCCATCACCTCTTCCTGCGTGTGGATGCCCACCAGCAGCTCAGGGATGAACAGGCGCCCCCAGAAGGCTGCAGCGCGGTAGCGAATCATCAGCTCGGGCATCGTCGCCCACTTGCTGCCTGATTTTGTTGCCCAGCCTTCACGCTTGGCCATCGCCATGGTCACCTCAGGACCACGCAGCTCTTCGCCGGTGGCAATTTCAGTGGCCAGAGCAATACAGGCCAACGTGTCGCCCTTGCCGCTGATCTCATAACGCAGCGGGCTGAAACGGCCACAACCATTGATCAGGCCAATGATGAACTGGCTGGACCAGCTTGGGCGGCCATGGATGATATGCAGGTTCTGCATAACCTGGAACGGACTCATCCGCATCCGGTTAGCAATCTCAAGCGCCACCAAGCAGTTGGCAAATCCCTGTTGCCCCTGGAACTGAGGCGGGATCAGCGTGCTGCTGGCAAGCGCTTTGGCAATACGCTGGGCATCCTCAAACTGCTGGATGCCGCTGAACACCGAGCTGGTGGTGGTGGTTAGGGCTGTTGAGTCGGTCATCAATAAGTCTCAATCTCGGTGGGTTGTTGTTGCTGGCCACTGGCGCCCGTCATCCAACCGGGCAGGCCGATCGGCTCGATCTGATCGCTGTAGCTCGGCCAGTTATCAGCGGCCTTGCAAACCGCCAACTTGCCAAGGTCTTCCATAGCCCGCTGGTAGCCGCGTTCAATCATTTCTGCGTCGGCGGCGTACACCGCACAGGCGTAAGGTGCAGTGGTTTCCACACAGATGAAAATGAACTGATCAGGCCGCTTGCAAGTAGCCTGCTCAACCCCGTGCAGATACCAGCCGGCCTGCACGTGGTAGCGATAATCCGCAATACTGCGGCGGAAACCACGCGGGCTGGCGTCTCTGGTGGTTTTGAGATCCACCATGATCGTGCCGTCTTCAGTCAACCAGTCGGGCCGGCACTTGCACTCCAGCCCGTAGGTGGCATCTGTCCACATGTGCGTGGTTTCAGCCTTGCCTGGCAAGCCCAGCAGCATCGCAGCGCCGGGATGCCGCATGATGCTGCGGCCCATCTGCATCACCACCTCGGCATCGTCGGCGGTGATCAGGGTTTTTCGCTTGGCATCGGCCTCAAAGGCTGCCCAGCGCTCGCGGCCTTCTTTGGTGCGGCGATTGATGTCGCTAGGAGCTACAGCAATCTGCTGGTCCCATTGGTCAAGCTCCAAGATGTGCGTGTGAAGCGCTGTGCCAAGCCGCATGGCTGGCGTTGACTCAGGCCAGACGCGGTCTGGATCGAGATAGCGAGCCCAGTAGTGCAGAGGGCTTTTAGCAATCTGATCAAGGCCGGACTTGCTGACCGCGTAGTGGCGGTGATAGTCGGCGTTTTGCATGATCTCCTGCGAGTTGCCGTCAGATGCTAGCACTTGCGGCTAAATCCTGCTAGGTTCGGTTGGCCACGGCAAAACCCATGCGCCACTACCTCGAACAATCCGTCTACGACGCCGCTATCGAGCGGCTGGACTTCATCTTTGAGCACTTCACCCGTGTCTACGTCTCCTTTTCTGGCGGCAAGGACAGCGGTGTTCTCCTGAATCTGGTTTGCGACTACGTGCGAGAGCGCAAGCTGCCAATCAAGATTGGCGTCCAGATCATGGACAACGAGGCCAACTACAGCCACAGCGAGGAGTTCATGCATCGCATCCTGCAAGCCAATCAAGACATCCTTGATATCTACTGGTGCTGCCTCCCTATTACCCTCCCCTGCACCGTCAGCTCCTACGAGATCGACTGGCAGTGCTGGGGCGAACAGGATCGGCACCGCTGGATCCGACCCATGCCGCAGCACGATTACATCGTGAACCTGCAAAACCATCCATTTGGCGACCTGTTCATCGAGAACATGGACTACGCCACCTTTTGGGACATGTTTGCGGAGTGGTACAGCCAAGGTGAGCCATGCGCCAATTTAATCGGCATCCGCACTGTTGAATCCCTCAATCGTTTCCGGGCCATCCTGAATCAGGACAAGGAGACCATGCTTGGCCGCATGTGGACCAAGAAGAACACCGATCACACCTACAACTGTTATCCCATCTACGACTGGCGGACAGAAGATATC